AGGGGGCAGGTCTCCCCGTCGAAGGTGGCCACCACCTTGTACTGCTCCACCTCCAGGTCCCGGTAGCAGTCCTTCTGGGCGGCGCTGGAAAAGGCGGCAGCCTCGGTCATGATAAGCCGCCCCGCCTTGTCCTTCGCCACGCCGAACTGATGGGCAATGGCCTTGATCGCCCGATCCGGCGCTTCTCCCCGGATAATCATCTGGGTCAGGTTCGTGTTGACGCTGTTCACCAGGGCCTGCTTATTGGTCCAGCAGCGGTCCCGGAACGTCATCCCGTCCGCCGTCCAGGGGCGGGAGAGAACTTTCTGGATCGTCCGCTCATCCATGGCCTGCATGGTCCAGCCCACCCCCAGGCCCCGCTGAAGCTCGAAGGCGGTTCCGTAGTAGCTGCCCAGGTACATCCCGCGGATCACCGTGTCCGCTGCGTCCAGCTGGTTCCCATACAATTGCTCCGCCTGCTGTTGCAGCTGAAGCTGAATCGCTTCTAACCGGGAGATATGTACCCTGGCGCTGGCGTTCTCCAGCTGCTTCATCCAGGCCCCGTCCAGGGCGTTCTGCTGGCCGTAGGCGATATACTCCCCAACCGTCCAGCGGAATTCCTCCAGCTCGGCGGTGTTCAGGAGCCGCCGGGCGTCAGCCAGGGTGAGGCCGTTGTTGTCCGCGAAACGCTGATACCAGGCCGCAAGCTGCCGCTGCACCTCCGCCTGGGCCGCCCGGAATTGCCGCTCCAGGTTTTCCACATAAGCATAGGACTGATCTTTGAGCGCGTCCTCCATGCGCTTCATGCGCTGCGCCCAATAGACGGCGTTATTCTGACCCGGCATCGCCCTCACCGTCCTTTACGGGAGCGTCCTGCCCTTTGGTTTTCTCAAAGGCCGCCCGGTACGGATCAGCAGCAGCCTCCTCTTCCCGCTGGGCCTTGATCCGGGCCAGCTCCTCCTCCGGGTCGCTGACCCAGGGGTGCATCTTGACAATGGTCTCGTCGGAGAGGATGCCCACGGAAGCCTTGCAGTTGTTGATGGCCTCCGTCTCGTTGATGAGCACATCCCGGTCGAAGATGATCTTGACCTCCTGGCCCTCAAAGCTGCCCTGGCCGGTGTTGGCTAGGTGCTGATCTACGAACCAGAGCAATTCCTCCATCGCAGCTTGGAACTCCATCTCGATTCCGTTGGCGTCCAGGTCGATGTCAGAATACATGGACTGGATGTTCATCTGGTTAGGGTTGCCGCTCATGCGGTCGTCCTTGGCGTCGAAGCCCCGGGCGTTCTCGATAATGGCGTCCTTCAGCAGGGCCAGCAGGGTTTTATAGTTCTCGGCGTTGACCTCTATGGTCAGGGTATCTACCCCGCCCTCGCAGCCCTCATAGGAGCGCACTTTGATAACCCCATAGGCAGCCAGGTTATGCCGGAACCGCCCCAAGTCCTCCCCCTCGTAGTTCTTGATAACCAAGACGGTGGAGTGAATGTCCTCCTCCATCTGGTTGGCGAAGTTGGAGAGGATATCGTTGTAGGCGTCCTGTAGGCACTTCACCCGGGACAGCAGGGTCAGCTCATGGTGGGAGGATTTGAAACAGACCAGGGGGACGCGGTACCAGTTATAGGCTCGTTCCGCCCCGGTCACTGGGTCTCGCTCGATGATGTATGGCCCGGACCGGGCGTAATCGTCCGGCACCAGGGTCCCATCGTCCTTGCGGACAAAGCAATCCACCCCGCCGCCGTGCATCACCTCCACCTTCACCACCTGGCGGACCTGCTCCGTCTCGTCGTACTCCTGCACGGCGTAGAGGTGGACGGCGGCGTCCAGGATGGTGTGGTCCGCGTCCGCCCAGAAGGGCAGGACCTCATCCGCCGGGAGGCGCTGGAAGGTCAGCTCCCCGCCCTCGTAGCGGGGGCACAGCCAGCACTTGCCAGAAATCCAGGCCCCTTCCCCCACCGCTCGAAGGAGCCGCCGGAACCGGGCGCCCAGGATCGTGTTCAGGGCCTCGGCGTATTGGGCGTTCTCCGTGTCAAAGGAAAACGGCCGGCCGAAGGAGTAGTTGGTCTTCTGGTCCACCATCTTGGCGTACTGGTTGTCCACCATGCGGTGGTTGGGCAGGTGGGACAGCTCCACCAGGTTCCCATCATCGTCCAGGGCCAGCCTACGGCGGCGCAGGACCGCCTGGTCCCCGTCGTAGTATTCCTCCGCCTCCAGCTGCCGCCTGCGCTCGGGGGAGTGGAGCCAGGCGGTGATCTCCAGCTCCAGGAAGCGTTTATCTGTCATGCCCCGGCGGAAGTTGGTGGCGCTGCGGTGGGTGCAGTCGTCGCGCAGATTGAGTGTTACCACAGCTTCACCACCTCACAGACAGCCCGCCTGCTGCCAGGCGGCGTATATCTTTGGGCCTTGGATGGCGAACCAGTCCACCATCTCTTCGTTGTCAGCCCAGGACTCGGACTTCTCCGTGTTGATGCTCAGCCCGCTTTCGTGGAGGAATGCGTGGATGATCTCGTGGCGCATGACCTTCCGCCTGTAAACGTCCAGGTCCCGCAGCGCCCCTGTCTCTTTGCGTTCCTCTGGCGTATAACCCCGAGCCACGCAGCACTTGACGCTGAAATCACAATAGCCGTCCCTGTCCCTTAAATAGGCATCCTCTGCCTCGGTCGGGTAGCGCACCGTGTACGGCTCCCCCAGGATAGAAATCTGCATAACATCCCTCCTCAAAAATCAAACAGCTTGGGCGCGAACACCTTGTGGACGAAGTACCGCACATCGTCCATGGCGTGGTCGTTCTCCTTGATGGGCTTATCTCCTACGGCCTTCTCATCCCAGCGGTACAGGCCGAACTCCCGGATACAGTCCTCACACCCCTCGCAGATAAACAGCCGCCCCTGCTGTAGCTGCGTCGCCACGTTGCGGATGCCGTCCAGCACGGCGTTGGACGCCTTGGTCTCGTAAAAGCGCCCGTGCCGCCGGATGGTCTCCAGAAACGATGCCGCCGACGGGTCTACGATGACCCCACGGATAGGCAGGTCCCCGGCCAGGGCCTCCAGGGCGGTATAATACTCCTCGTCGGTGCGCTGTGCTCCCACCTTCCGGCTATCGTAGTAATACTCCCGCATCCGGTACCACTTGCCGTCCGCCCGGCCCCAGAGGCCCATAGAACAGGGGTTGGCGGTGCCGTAGTCCACGCTGATGTAGTAGCAGTCATAGGGCCGGGGGACGTCCGGGACCACATGAAAATCCTTGTTGAACATGGTGTAGATCAACCCCTCAGCCACCACCCACAGGCCCCGGATGTAGCGGTCATAGAACACTCCGGCATACATCCCCTCATACCGCGCCCGGATTTTCTGGGGCAGGGCGGGGTTGTCCTCCATGGTGAAGTGGAGGTGGAGGGCGTTCTTCTCCTTGGGCTTCTCGCCCTCCACCCAGTTTTTATAAAACCAGTGCTCCGGCCCCTCCGGGTTGCAGTTGAACCAGAACTTGGACCCCTCGATGGAGCACCGGGCCAGGGCCTGCTCCACGAAGGACTGGGGCTGCAAGGCCACCTCATCCAGCAGCACCCCTGCCAGGGTGATGCCCTGGATCAGGGTGTAACTGGACTCATCCCGGCCGCCGAAGAGGAAGTATGTGTTCTCCCGCCCGGTGCCGTCGGTGATGGTCAATTTATTCTCCGACCGCCGCTCTACGATCCCCAGCTCCGGCGGTATCCAGTCCCGCAGATTCAGAACCACGTTGCGCCGTAAACTCTCGATGGTCTTGCCGCACAGGGCGAATTTCTGGCCATTGAACGTGACCATGGACCACAGGATAAAGCCCACCGTCATGCACACCGTCTTCCCGCTGCGGATGGACCCGTCACAGATCAGGGCGTCCCGATCCCGGAAGCGGGGCTGCTGCCACCAGAGCATGGCCAGCTTTTGACGTTTACTCAACCTCTGGTAGATCATCGGTGTCCACCTCCTCGGTGCTCAAAATCGCGGCCAGCAGATTGTTCTGGCCCTCGTCGGTCCCTACGCTGCCCCCCAGGGCGGCCACCTCGGCCTCCCGGCTCTCCCGCTCCAGGGCGGTGGCCAGTTTAAGGATGGGGGCCAGGTTCTTCTGGTCGATGATGTCCTCCCCCACCGTCTGGATGGCTTGCAGGGCCGTGGCCTGGAGGGTTTTTGCCAGTTGGATGTGCCGCTTGTTCATGGCCCGGACCTCCTGGACCGCGGCCTTTCGGGCCTCCCGCTGGAGGTGGTCGTCCCAGGCTCGGCAGCGGTCCACCCACTGATAGGTGCTGCTCCAACGGCTGATGAGCGTCCTACTTTTGGATAACTTTTGACTAACCACCTGGAGGCTCCGCTCCGGGCCCATCTCCAGATAGGCAGAAAATGCCGCAAAGGCTTGGGCGCTCTCGCCGCTGCGCCGCTCCCAGGGTGCTTGCGTATTCCTTTTTGGCATTTCCTCCTCTCCTTACGTCATAAAAATGGCGACCCTCTGACATGAAGGCCGCCTGGCTTGGTTAAAATTTTACGGTAGCATTATAGCACATCCAAATTCTACTTTGTTCCCCCACTTTCATACGAGGCCCGTTTCTCTGCTTCGTATTCCGCTATGGCCGTTTCATGTAGCCGATAAAATTCTTGCAGCGCATACCCATGCACCCGGCTCACATACTTGTATGTATAGCCCATTTCTACGGCGATCTCCTCTAACCTCTTGAACTCAACATATCGTTTGTACAGAACGGTAATATAAATTTCGTTACCCAGCCCCTGGATTTGGTCGATGATAATATGCCGGCGGTCTGCAAATAAATCTATCTGCCGTGTAATTTCGATCTCCATTTCCTCCAACCGTTCAAGCACTTTTTCAGTACCCCCAGAGGACCCGCTGCCGCTTACCCGCACAGCGTCCATCCTCGCGGCCCCCAATGTACTGGAATAAAGCGTTGCTTTTTCTTGCATTTTTTGATCGATACAAGTGCTTAGCCGTTTTAATTCCCGTAAATACTCTTTTGCTATCACGATTTCCCCTCCTTCATTGTCTCAAGGACCTTTCTCAGCACCCCGGCGTCCTCTTCTGTCATAATCCTTGAATACTCGAAAAAGTCCGCGGCTTTAATCAACCAGATACTGACACGGTCTGCGGGTTTCATGTCAGCATATACCGCCCGTTCAAACTCTGTCATGATCGCGCTCTGCATCGCCATCCCAGATATCCAACCGTAAGCGCCCCGGGCCGAGAGTCTGAATCCTATGGTTATCAAAAAGTCCTCTCGCTAGGCGATAGATAAAATCGGCCTTTCGCTTTTCTTCTGGCAAATCCTCAGAATAAATCAACACGAGTTTCACTGTTATCAACCCTCCGTATTCTTGTATTTTTGAATCCTGGCCCGCACAGCCGCCATCATGGCATTCTGCCCGTCGGCCTTGGCCCGCAGGGCGGCCATCGCGTCTGCCTCTACTGTATCCTCCGTCACCAAGTAGATGATGCTGGTGGTGGCCTTCTGTCCCTGGCGGTACAGGCGGTCGTTGAACTGCTCGTCCAGCTCCAGGTCGTAGGTGGGGCCGAACCAGACGATGATGTGGCCCCCGTCCTGGAGGTTCAGGCCGTGGCCCGCTCCGGCGGGATGGGCCAGCAGCAGGGGGATCTCGCCCCGGTTCCAGGCGGCAATGGTTCCGCTGTCCTTCAGCTGCACCGCCTGGGGGAAGCGCTCCAGGATGCGCTCCCGCTCGTGCTGGAAGCGATAGGCCACCAGGACCGGCTCCCCGTCCGCTTCCTCCAGGATATCCTCCAGGGCGTCCAGCTTGTGGTCGTGGAGGCGGTGGACGGCGTGGTCCTCGTCGTAGACCGCCCCGCCCGCGATCTGCAGCAGCTTCCCATTCACCGCCGCCGCGCTCCCGGCGTCGATGACCTCCCCGGCCAAGGAGAGAATGGCGTCCCGCTCCATGCTCTCATAGAGGGCCCGGACCGCTGGGGACAGCGGCACAGACCGGACGGTCTCCACCAGTTTTGGCATTTCCACGTTCCCCTGGGTCTCCAGGCTGATGCAGATGTCGGAGATCAGGCCGTAGACCTCCTCCTCCGCCCCCGGCCGGGGCCGCCACTCATAGATCACATACCCATTTTGCCGCCCGGCCGAAAACCACCGGTTCCGGTAGGCGGTGAAGGTCTTGCCCAGCCGCGCTCCCTGGTCCAGGAGATACACTTGGGCCCACAGGTCTAAGAGGCTCCGGGGCCGGGGGGTTCCCGTGAGGCCCCACAGATACTTCACCAACGGCCGCACCTTCCGCAGGGCCTTGAAGCGCCGGGCGCTGGGGTTGCGGAAGCTGGACAGCTCGTCCACGATCACCAGGTCGAAGGGCCACGCCAGGCCGTACTGCTTGACTAACCAGTCCACGTTCTCCCGGTTGATGCAGTACACATCCGCCTCCCGCGCCAGGGCCGCGGTGCGCTGCCGGGCGCTGCCCAGGACCCGGCTGACCCGCAGGTGGCGCAGATGGTCCCACTTCTCGCTCTCCCGGCTCCAGGTATCCTCCGCCACCCGCAGGGGCGCGATCACCAGGACCTTGTTCACCGCGAAGCGGTCATACAGCAGCCGCTCCGCCGCCGTCAGGGCAATGGAGGTCTTGCCCATGCCCGGCTTCAAGAACAGCCCCACGGCAGGCCGCTCCAGCAGATAGTCGATGCAGAACCGCTGGTAGGTATGGGGGATATACTTCATAGTCCCCCCTCTTCCCGGATACGGGCCAGCATACGATCCACCGCTTCCTTGCTGTCCGGCACAAAGACCCAAAAGCCAAGGCCCCGCAGCCGCTCGTGGACATATCTCTGCCGGGGTTTCGGTTTCTTCCCAAAATCCTTTGTCTCTGCAAAGTACACCCGGCCCCCTGGCAGCAGGAGCAGCCGGTCCGGCACCCCGGTCCAACCTGGGCAAACCAATTTCAAGGCCAGGCCGCCTGCTTCCTTCACTCTTTGCCGCAGATAGGCTTCGATCATTTTTTCCATAACATCCTCCAAACGTTCGGCGGCTTCGGTTGCCGTGGTTGCCGGTTCTCTCGCGCGCGTATATGTACGCGCATTAAGCGCGTCATGTGCGTGTTTTTCTCTTTAATCTCTTTAATTTTAGAATCATATAGAAAGTACGGCAACCACGGCAACCAGGCCCCAAACCCCTTGCACTGCAACACGTTTCCCGGTTGCCGATATCGGCAACCAGTCGGCAACCTCGGCAACCATTCCGGTTGCCGTTCTCCAGACATCGGCAACCGAACGGCAACCGGGAAATCACTCGCCTTCTGGCACCCGTTCAAAGCACCGCTGGGCTCCGTAGGGGCCGCATTTCCGCTTCCCTGGGACCTCCTGCCAGCCTGGCATATTCCGCATAATGGCCCGCAGCTGGTCCCCCCGCTGGCGGTCCAGTTTGCCGCTGTCCTCCCGGAACAGCTCGTTCCAGATCTCCGCGATGCACACCCGCTCCCGGCGGACGCTGCCCTGCCCGGCGGAGAGCTCGTCCGACAGCCAGAGGTTCCGGCTGGCCTTGTCCCGCCGCTCCCAGTCCTCCGGCAGCAGGCGGTCCAGGAACTCCGCCACCTCTCCGGCCCGTGGGTCGTCCTCCGTGAATTGCCGCTGCTGCACTCGGGCGTGCTCCTCCAGCTCCTGCGGCAGCACCAGCGCCTCCCCGGCCCGGTATCGCTCCACCGCCTCGGCCCAGAGCTGGTCCACTACTGGCTGCTTCAAGTCCCCCCACACCGTTTTCTCCGGCTGGGCCGCCCCCAGGCGCACTGGCCAGAAGCGGCGGTTCCCCGTGTCGTCCCGGAGGAAGGCGGTGGAGTTGGTGGTGCCGATGAAGATACACTGGCGGGGATGGTCCTCCACCCGGCGGCCGTAGGCGGCCCGGTAGCTGTCCACCTGCTTGGAGATGAAGTTCTTGATGGTCTCGATCTCCAGCTTCCGCATGGCGGCCAGCTCCCCCAGCTCGATGAGCCAGTAGCCTTGCAGACCCTCGTAGCCCTCCTTGGTGCCGATGCCCGCCAGGCTGTCCGTGTGCCAGCCGTTGGCCATCTTCGCCACCAGGGAGCTTTTCCCCCGGCCCTGGGGCCCCGCCAGGGTCAGGACATAGTCGAACTTGCACCCCGGCTGGAAGATGCGCTCCACCGCCGCCGTGAAGGTCTTGCGGGTGACGGCCCGGGTGTAGGGGGTGTCCTCCGCCCCCAGGTAGTCCACCAGGAGCGTGTCCAGCCGCTCCACGCCGTCCCAGGCCAGGCCCTGTAAGTAGCGCTTGATGGGGTGGATGGCGTTGTCTCGGGCGGCGGTAATCAGGCCGTCCAGGATTTTCTCCTTCCCCGACAGCTTATAGTATTTCTCCAGGTAGCGGCGCAGGGCGCTGTCGTCGGCGTCGGTCCAGGTGCTGCCGTTGACCGTGTCCTCCACCGCCCTCCAGGGGAGACTGCGCAGAGCCACGGGCCGCACCTTCAGCTCGTTGTAGGCTACGCAGCCCTTCAGCAGCGGGTCGTGGCAGAGGAGGAGATAGGCGTTGTCGATGGTGGAGAGGACCTTTCCCTTCCGGTCCACCTCCAGCAGGTCCAGCCAGTCCTCGTCCCCCTCCGGCGCCTCCAGGCCGTCGAAGTCCGCCCGAGCCCGGTCCGCCCGCTCCCGGTTCAGCAGGCGCTTCACCGCCGGGTCCGCCGCCGCCAGGTCCTGCATAGCCAGAAACGACGGCCGGCGGCTCATGGGAGTATCCGGGGCCGCGTCCTCGTCCTGCTCCCCGTAGCGGTGAACGCGCACCAGGTCAAAAGCGTTGCACAGCTTCCCGGAGGCCGGGTCCGTCCCATGGTTGGAATAGGCGAACACGCCGCCGTCGTAGAGCACCAGCCCCGCCGCCGTGGACCCTTTGGTGTAGGTGTAGCGATCCGGCAGGGCGCAGGCGGTGTAAACCTCCGGCAGGAAGGTTTCGATGGCCGCCGGGATGTCGTAGCAGCGGCAGAAAGCCCCCACCAGCCCCGGCTTTTCCAACGGGTCCCCCTGCTTTTTGGCCTCCTTCCGCCGCAGGGCGTCCATCCGGGAGGACACCGGCCAGGCGGAGGCATCCCGCCAGTCGCTGTACTGCGCCAGGACTGCGTCGGGGTCCAGCCAGGGGCCGTCCAGGCAGGCCGGGTCGAACACCCCGTCGGCGGCGGTGCTGGGGTAGTACATGATGCGGGTGGGCTGGTAGGTGGTGTCGTCGAACTGGTCGATCCCCAGCTCCCAGGCCACCCGGCGGCCCACGGCCTCGTACTCCTCCCCCGTCACCGCCCGCCGCAGCGGCAGCACCAGCCGCAGGCGGGGGTTTTCGGGGGTGTGCTTATGGGTGGGGTACACTGCCGCGGCGCAGCCGTACACCAGGGCCACCGTGTCCAGCAGGTCCGGCTGGGCGAAGTCGGCATCCAGGGTCAGCAGGGTCCGGTGTTCCAGGGCGTCGGCCTTGCGCCGCCCCTCTTTCAGCCAGCCGCCCACAAAGGCCCCCACGTCCTTGATGCGGTCCTGCTCGTCCTTCCTCAGCCTGCTGTACTCCTGCATCGTCTCATTGGTGACGGTGGTGCGCAGCAGCAGCGGCAAAAACTCGGACCAGAGCAGGGTTTTCCGCTTGCCCGTCTTGACGGTCCGGGAGGCGAAGGTGGTGATGTGTATCTCCCCGTCGTGGGTGATCGCTTGCATAGCATCCCTCCTTTAATCCTTGCGGTAAAAGTCCGCCTCGAAACCCTCCGCCCGGAGGGGCAGCCCCGGCGCCCAGGGCAGCGGACGGCCCATGATCTCCTCCATTTCCTCCAGGGAACCTTGCCCCCTGGGCAGGTCCACGATCACCTCGTCGTGGACATGGAACACGATGGGATACCCGGCAGACTCCAGGGCGGTCAGGGCATCCCGCAGGCAGTCCCGAGCGGTGGCCTGGGTGATGTTCTCCACCAGCTTCCCGCCATAGGTCTTTTGCCGGGCGAACTGCTTGTTCTGGTTCAGCCCTAAGTAAGTCAGGCCCAGTTTGTTGAACTGCGGTTCCGGCCGCAGCTCCGGCTTGTAGTAGGCCAGCCGCCGCCCGGAGGGCAAGGTGATGAAAAGCCAGTCCCCGCTGCACGCGAACCGTATCCCGTGGGGCAGCGCACTGGGGCGGCCCTGGACGGCGTTCACCGCCGCCTCCTCCACGGCGTACCAGAAGCGGACGATCCGCCGGTTGGCCTGCCGCCAGCGCCGGACGATGCCCGGCAGCTCCTCCTCCGGGATGCCGCTTTGCAGCGCCCCCATCTGGATCAGCGCCCCGGTACTGCCCTGGTAGCCGCAGGCCAGGGTGGCCACCTTGCCTTTCGGGCGCAGGTCCGCCCGGGGGCCGCCTTTTTTGATCTCCTCCTTGGGAACGTGGAACATCATGGAGGCGGTGGCCTCATAGATCAGCCCCTCCCCGTAAAACTCCTGCAGAACCCAGGTCTCCCCGGCCAGCCATGCCAGCACCCTGGCCTCGATGGCGGAATAGTCGGCAATCAGGAAGCGGTGCTCCGTGGAGGGGATGAAGGCGGTGCGGATCAGCTGGGACAGCACAAAGGGCGGGGAACCGTAGGCCAGCTCCAGGAGGTCAAACTCCCCGTTTCGAACCAGGGACCGGGCCAGGGCCAGGTCGCCCAGCTTGTTCTGCGGCAGATTTTGCACCTGGACCAAGCGCCCCGCCCAGCGTCCGGTCCGCCCGGCCCCGCAGAATTGCAGGAGATTGTGGGCCCGGTCCCCTTGGCACATCCCCCGCTGCATGGCCTCGAACTTCTTCACGGAGGTCTTGCCCAGCTCCTGGCGCAGCTGCAAGACCCGGCGGGTCTCCGGGTCCGGGGCCGCCTCCAGCAGGCCGGGAAGGGTGTTCTTGTCCAGGCTGTCCGTGGCCACGCCCCGAAGGGCTAACCACTGCTTCAGCTGGGTGTCGCTCTTGGGGTTGGCCAGGCCGGTGAGCCGCCGCCCCTCCTCCAGCAGGCGGGCGGAGTAGGCGGCGTCCAGCGCCAGGGCGTTCTCCACCAGCTGCTTGTCCAGGCGGACGCCCCGGTCGTTGATCCGCTGGTCCAGGACCCAGGCGGCCTGCTCCTCTGGAGGCAGGGGGAAGGCCGACAGCCGGTCACGAATCTCCGTTTCCACGTCCACGTCCCGGACGTTGTACTGCCGGAACCGCTCCCACTTGTTCGGTGCGTCCTGGGGGAGATGCCGCCTGCCGTCCTTGGCGGGCTTGCAGAAATAGCGGATCAGCTCCGCCCCCTCGGTGAGCTTTTGCTTCTCCAGCCCCAGAGCCGCCCCCACCTGGGCCAGGGAGGCAGGCAGCCCCAGAGAGGACGCCAGGACCATGGTGCAGCGCCACTGCTCGGCAGGCATGGGGGTCTGGAAGTAGGCCGCCAGACAGGTCCGCTCGAAGGCGGCGTTGTGGGCGGTCTTGACCACCGCCGGGTCCGTCAGCAGGGTCCGGAATTCCTCCAGGTCCCCGGCTGGGGGGTCCGAAGCCGCCGGGGAAAAGAGCGTTGGGTCCCCCGCCTCTCCCCCGCCCAGGTCCAGGATGCGGGTGGGCTGGCGGTCCACCTTGTAGGCGATCAGCAGGATGGTGAAGTCCTCCGCCTCCACATAAGGCCGAACGCCGGTCTTGTTCAGGTCCACGCTGGAATAGGTTTCGATGTCTACGCCCATGACCATAATGGGGACACCTCCTTTCGGTTGACAGGACCCCTGCCGCCGGAGAGGCAGCAGGGGCCGGTTTTGCGGGGCTTACAGAATATCGTCCAGGTCCCCCTCGCCCAGATAGCCGTCGTCGAAGTCATCCTCGGCCCGGCTGCCGCCTGCCAGGCGCTCCCCGTCGCAGACCTTCTGGACGTTGTTCAATCCCGCGGCCACGCCGTTGTTGCCCTGGGTGGAGAAGGGATAGAACATCAGGGAGAAGCGGCAGTAGCAGCCGCTGTAAATCTCCTCCTGGTCCAGGATGGGATTCCGGGCCAGGTCCACCACGCCGGGCTGCTTGGTGGAGTTGGCGTTGAGGAACCAGCAGCCCTGGAAGGCTTCGTCGTCGGGGCGCTCCTCGTCCCCATCCCGCAGGGGCAGCTTCAGCTTGGCGGGCTTCTTGCTCTTCCACTTGCTCTTGATGCCGTCCCGGACGGCGGCGTCAATAGCGGCCTCGATCTTACGGGTCAGGGCGGTGTCGCTCTTGGGCCAGATGATGCAGGCGCTGTACTTGGCCAGAGCGCCCTCGTTCATGCTGGAGGGCTCCCAGATATGGGCATAGGACAGGCGGCACTTTCCGGTAATGACCTTGCAGGGGTTGGTGTTGGGGTTAGACATAGGTTATTCCTCCTTGAAATCGTCTGCGAAATCTTCCGCCGCTTTGGCGGCGGTGCTGAGGGGTGGGCGCTTGTCGCTCTCCGGGACCAGGGTAGGCGCGCCCTCCGGTTTGATGATGTAGGCCCCGGCCAGTTCTCCCAGCTTCTTCTTCCCCACCAGCTTTTCCATGGCGGTGAGGCCCAGAAGCTCCCGGGGCTTGTAGATGTCGGCCACTTTGAAGCCGGCCTTGCGGAGCCGGGCGGCGATGGCGTCCTCGTCGGTATACTTGCGGTTGCTCCGGCCCTCCACCACCTTGAAGCCGGGGAACTGCTCCCCGCGGTTGAGGGCAGCGTCCAGGGCGAAGGCTTTCACCCGATCCGCCCAGGCCAGCAGGGCGGGCAGGCGGGCCATGACCTCGGCGATCTCGTCGTTGTCCAGCAGGGGCGGGTCGGCGAACTCCTTCCGGGCCAGCTCCAGCTGATAGTCCCGGTTGGCCCGGCAGCGGGGCGCGGCCCGGCACCAGCGGCAGGTCTCCTCCCCAGGGTGGAAGTCCCCCTTCCCCTCCCAGGCCAAGGCGGCCTTCGGCCTCAGCTCCTGTTCCGCCCAGGCCAGCAGATCGGAGAGCGGCAGGGTGTCGGTGGAGATATTGTCCAGCCGGGGCTGGAAGATGTGCATCCGCACCGTGTCGATCTCGTAGGCCCAGCCCAGGGCCAGGTAGCAGCCCAGGGCATAGATCCGCATTTGGGGATTCTCCTCCGCGCTGACCGGGATGCCCTTGCCGTATTTCAGGTCGATGACCTCCAGCAGCCCGTCGGAAACGATCAGGGCATCAGACGTGCCAAAGCCTTCCGGGACGTACTCCTCATAGCGGACCGTCTGCTCGATGAAAATGCGGGGGTCGGCGCAGCGGGTCTTGGCCTCGGCCATGCACTCCTCGATGTAGGCGGCGTAGGCTTCCAGGTGCTCCTCCATGGATACGGAGTAGATCGGGTCCGCCTGGGCCTCAGTCAACGGGGCGGCGACGTCTGCCCCCTCCCAGCGGCGGCGCAGGAGCAGTTCCCCGATGCGGTGAGCCAGGGTGCCTTCTTTGGCGTAGTCGCTGTCCTGTTCTGGGATGCCCTCACCCAGGCGGGCGCTGGGGGTACAGGTCATCCACCGCTTCGCGCTGGAAGGGCCCAGCAGGGCATGAACGTCAGGCATCGTCTCCACCTAAACCTTCCAGCCGGGCCAGGAAGGCCGCGCGGTCCTGTTCCGCCAGGGCGGACATCCCCGTAACGCCGAAGTCCTTCAGAATGGCAACCACGGCCTCTTTGCCGTAGGCCCGGGACGCCGCAATCCCTTTGTCCCGGACTGCCTCCGCCGTAGGGACAGGCCCCGGCGCGGGCAGCTCAGCAGGGGCAGCAGCGGGGCCTGTCTCCCCAATCTTGGGGCCGGGGTCCGGGGGCGTCTCCGGCTTGGGCTTGTCCGCAGCGGCCGGGGCTGCGGGTGCGGGAGACGGGGCCGGTTCGGGGACCTTCTCCGTCTCTTCCTCCAGGATGCGGTTGGCGGCGTTGAGGACCTTCTCATTGGTCATGCAGTGCATCCCAAAGGCGGTGAGGGAGGCCAAGACCTCCAGGGGTGTGGTGCCGGTCACTTTGATTTCTAACATGGGATTCCTTCCTTTCTCATTTGTTTACGCGGACATACCCAAGCGATTTCTGACGCAATGGGCATACCAGTGCGTGATCTTCAACATCGCCTCGTGGTACAGTTCCGACGGCAATGCAGGTTTTAACGCGCTCTGCCAAAACTTCGCGCGTTCCACAAAGCCTTTGGGGGAGTCGGGGGGGAATGTAAGGGCGTGCTGAATTTTCTCATCAAAACTCCTGAACACGTCTGCGACAGGTTTCCATTTGCCCCCATGCAGCAGGCAGGCTTCCATTGTGGAGCCCCAATAGCTGGCCTTAACCACGGGAACGCTATACAGCCTTTTTAACTGTACCGCAGAGGCACCAGCCTTTTCCGCCGCGTTTATTTCACGGGTTATTGCGATTGCGGTTGTAAGGGACTGTAAAAAATTCATACAATATCCTCCTTGTTTGCCAAGGGGAGGTGTGCTACAATGAATTGACTCCCCTTGTGGGTTTGGCTTCATCCGCAGACGCTTTGGTCGGCTTGCTGCGGATGAGGCCTTTTCTTCTTGCCTCGCACTGGGGGCAGATGTAGATTTTGCCGCTGGGGTCCAGGACGCTGACGTTCCAGGTCAGACGGCACTTGCGGCAGATGCGGTAAATCGGACCGCTCATCTTGCTATCCCCAGGGCAATCAGCACCGCCGTCAGGACCAGAAAGGCCAGCAGTATGACACAGGCGCCGCCAGCGGTGAGGCCGTCGGGCGTGGGTGCCTCCTGCTGCTGCGGAGCTGGCGCGGGAAAGCGGACTATGTTGTCATGGATGCGGCGGGGCCGCTGCGCCTTCCATTGGTGGATCAGGTCTACATAGAGATCCTGGTCCAGGTCCTGCTTGCGTTTTTGGATGGGGTTCATGGGGGTCTTTCCTCCTCTGTATGGTTAAAATAGGGCTTGTCCTCCGCCCCTCGACCCACCGGGCCGAGGCGGGCATTTAGTACAATCCCTGCCGCCGCAGCTCCCTTGCCGCGACCTCTTGCAGACGTTTCCGCTTCCTTGCGATACTCTCCGGGGTGGTCCCCGGCCCGGCCTCTGTGATGCACACGGAGCGGCCTAGAGGGCTTTCGCAGATGGTCACAGCCACCACTGGGACTTCCTTGCCGTTGAATGTGTAGAGCTGATAGCCCTTCTCTCGGATGATGGTCACAGGGTATGTCTTTCCTCGGATGGTTTCTGTCGTATGTTCTACCGTTCGCTCGATTGCCACAGGCGACACCTCCTGTTGGATGGTATGCGCGGCAGCTTGTCCGGGTTGTCTGGTGATTGTTGTTTCGGTCATGGCTCCGTCCCCTCCTTCCGCAGGAAGTTGTCACAGCTGTCATAGGGCATCCGGGTCTTGAGCCGGGGGTAGGTGCAGTGGCCGCACTGGACCTTGTCGCCCTTTTCGTTGTAGTGCTGGTAGAAATGCTTGCAGTTGACACACAGAGTTGTCTCCGGGGTCAGTGTAGTTTGGTAGCGCCGCTTGCGCTCTCTTTCCGTCATAGTTCATTTCCTCCTTGCCAGCCAGCAGGAGGTATGTTAAAATATCCTCATGCGGGCCTGTTGGTTGGTTCAATAGGTCTGCTAGCCTCGTCAGGTGGTTGCCTCTCACCTGGCGGGGCGCTTTTGTTATTGCGCATATGCCGTGGTCTGTCTTGGCGTTGTAGTATCAGCTGCAAAAAGTGATGTTTGTCCTTCCAGCTCAGCTCTTCTCCTCTGCCCCTTTGCAATGGCTGCGTTCAGTCCGTCTCGCTTCTCAATCAGCTGTTCTAACACAGACTTTACATTCGATAGGCTCTCGCACGTCTCGATGTTGATATAGGTACCACTAGCAGGGCCAGTAGCAAACAGTACCCGCACACCGTTTTTATCCTTGCGGGACGCCATGAGCCGTCTGGCCTTGTCTCTGCACCACTGCTCTTCGCCAGACAACGGGTCATAGATATTCAGACCTTTGATAATCTCTGCCACGTCATCTACTTCCACAAAACCGCGCCGGTCGATCTCGCTGTAGATGTACTCCTTGATCTCCGGCGTGAAGAGTCTCTTAGCCACGCTGCATCCTCCTTTCTGTCAGTTTGCCTTTTATGACAACCAGAAGTTGAATCACTTTCTCCAACTCACGGATTGTCAAATTCAGGTCCGCGTCTGCTGCAGCAACAGAATCCAGGATTTCGTCGGTGATCTCATATAAGCCATAAAATGCTATGGATCGGCGAAAATGCTGAAGGTTTTCATAGTCACGATCGATTCGCGCCATGTCACGCTGGCATCTGCCCTCCCGGTATTCGCTCAGGTCGATCACACCGTTCCGGCGTTCCTTGATGCGACGCAGCACTTCACCTTGCGTGGCCTCCGTCTCTCCGGCTTGGGATTCGGCAATGACTTCCTCTACAATGTCGGGGTGGGCGGCCATTTGCTCCATGCGGCTGACTTGGTCTTTGGAAAAGCCTAACTCCTGGGTCGCTAGAGACTTGGATTTTTCAAAATTCGCGTGAGCGCGATTTTTGAAATCGCCGCTTTTTCTATCTCCGCCGCTCCCTTTTGGCATCTCCCGTGTGATCTCTCCCATACGCTGATAGGCCAGAAGCATCAGCTCCCGCAAACGATCCATCTCAGTTTTCTTCTGGTCATAAACCTCTTTGGCTAGCTGCGCTTTCTGGATCGCACGGATTTCAGCCTGCATCGCCTTGATTTTTTCTGGCGCCAGCAGGATGAACTTTGCGAGATCACCTGGCTGGGCAGGGAGTCCACGGTTTTGGTATGCGACAAGGTCGTTCATGCTCAATTCCTTTCTTCGCAGTTGTCGTCTGGTAACTTTGGTTTTAACCTATCCAGCCCAGTTCTTGCGTTTACGTAACAGCTCTGGCAAAAAAAATCGCAGTCGGGTCTTCAATGCTGAGGATTTCACATAGTTTCTGAATTTCCTTTCGATAGAAATCACTTTTCCCGTTCATTTTCCGGTATAATGTTGCCTCATCTATATCCAGAGATGCTGCAACCTGACGAAGGGTAAGTCCAGACAGCACCACCTCTGCCTTGAATCGCTTCTCATCAAACATCGCTTCTCACCTCCATTCTTGCGTTTCCGTAAGGACACTATACCAGCACATTCGCGCAAAGTCAATACCTAAACGCAAATTATCTGATTTTTATGCGTTTTGGTATTGCATTTTTGCAAGTTCTGGTTTATACTCTTTTACGAGAAAGGGGGGATTTCATGGATTTCAAAGACATACTCAAAAATCGCCGTGCTGAGCTCGACCTTACTCTTGATGAAATTGGGCGATATGTCGGCGTGAGCGGAGCAACTGTGTCCCGCTGGGAAAAGGGCGATATCGAAAATATCCGGCGTGACAAAATCGCGAAGCTGGCCGAAGTATTGCAAGTGACCCCCGCCTACTTGATGGGCTGGCCAGAGAGTAACTCTGAGCTGCCAGAGTCACTCCCAGAAGAAATGGTTATTTTGAATCGTGCCGCAAAAAACATGACTCCAGAACAACTTCAGCGGCTGTTAAACATGGCAAAGTTAATGTTTGAGGAGGAATTTGACTTTAATGACGAACACGCCTGACTACCATAAAGCCACCAATATGGCTTACGCTGTTCTCGCTTCTTTGCATATATCTTCGCTGCCGATCAGCACCCTCAGCATCATCGGGTACTGCCCGCACTTGCGGGTCATCCCCTACACAGAAGCGTGCGCCCGTTTTGGCCTAAAATGGGATGAATACATGGCGCTGAATGTCAGCGAAAGGGGATACATTTGCCGAAAAGGAGAAAACGCCATTATTTTCTATAATGACACCATCGGCTTTGAAATCATTCGCTTTACGCTTGCCCATGAACTGGGGCACTACTTGCTGGACCACACGGCAGAAACCAGCGTCAGTGACAGAGAAGCGAATTGCTTTGCCAGAAACCTCCTCTGCCCTGTTCCAATTACAGATCATTTTGATCTTCAAGATATTGATGACTGCTGCAGCCTCTACGCAGTATCACCCCCAGCAGCGGAGGTTGTTCTTGATAAACGAGAGTTAGACCGTTATCACATAACCGACCATCACTACCAAACGATGATCCAGCTCTTTGACTTGGAGAATATTACAAAAGCGGAACAGTTAAATCCCTATTCCGCGCAAACCATTAGTGCTGTTTGGGATTTTTCCACTCAAATTTATGGCACCCCCTCCACCTCGAAATGCTGCCAGCCACATCGGCCCCACTCTGGGTATGCTCTTGAATGGGATTCTGTCATTGTCTGAAGTTATAACGTGAAAAGAAAAGGAGTTTTTATAATGGGAGCTAAAAATGCAGTAATCGCTGGAGACTATATGGGGAAACGATTGATCTCCACATTAGGAACACTTCAAATCGTCACTGGCATGGGGAAAGGCGAAATTATCGACAAATTTAGTGTGGAAGAGTACGAGCTTATCACCGATGAGCACCGAAAGAGCGCTGCCTCCGGCGTGGCTCGAGGGTTGGTAGGCGGGGCCTTGCTGGGTCCGGTCGGGCTGCTGGCCGGTGGGCTCTCCGCTAAGAGCAAAGGGGTCTATCAAGTGGCTCTCCAGTTCCGGGATGGCAAGAAAAGCCTAGTAGAAGTTGATGATAAGATATACAAGGCCATCGTCAAGGCCTGTTTCTGACCAAAGCAGAAGCGTCGTAGGCAGCCGAGAGCTTGCCCAGATGGTGGAGAATCAGCACAAGAACCTCCTCGCGAATATCCGTGGATACGTCAAAATTATGGACGGGGGCACTGAGCCCAAGTTTGGACCCAGTGACTTTTTTGTTCCGAGCACCTAAGGCAACCCAGCGCAAATCTGCGCCAAGCTCAAAATTGAGCGCGGCGAACAAAAAACCGCCCCCGGCGTTATCAGCGCCGAGGACAGAATTGGGCCGACCTCACAGAGAAATCACCACATGATACCAAGCAATACTACACACGAAGTTTTGCAAAAAACACAACAATACCTATTGACAAATCGCGCACAAGGGCATAATATATTGGAGTAGCGAGAGTTACTCGCCACATCATTTATTCAACCCTTGGGCAAGGCCTCCCACCTTTCGGGATGTGCTGACCTCAAGGGTTTTTCTTTCGGGAGGATTATATGCTTTCTATGGAAACAAAAAAGACCGCAATCCTAGTCGATGGCGGATATTACCGAGTGAGATCTATGAACCTATGGGGGAGGAAATCTGCAAAGGATCGGGCGGACGAGCTGTATCAGTATTGTATGCTGCATATCAGTGAACCAGCAGAGCCAAGAGAACTATATCGTATATTTTATTACGATTGTCCACCGATGGCACGAACAGTCAAACATCCTCTCACAGGAAGAACAATTGATTACGCTGCATTACCAGGCACGAAATGGTCCAATGACTTTCATCGCTGCATATCGGAAAAACACCGCTCTGCATTGCGGATGGGTGAATTAGCTGAATCTACTGCTTCATATATACTGAAAGATCATGTAATGGGTGACTTGCTTTCATGCAAAAAATCTATTTCCAGCTTAACTGAGAACGACTTCCGAATTGATGTAAAGCAAAAAGGCGTTGATATGCGCGTCGGCCTTGATGTTGCAGCCTTGGCGTATGGACGGTACGTAGATCAAATCGTTTTGATCGCAGGTGACAGCGATTTCCTCCCGGCAATCAAAATGGCCCGCAAAAATGGCCTTGATTTTATCCTCGACCCGATGAAACAAAAAAATACCAAACATACCATGATAGAGCATGTAGATAATGTAGAAACCTATACAGACAAAATGAGCTTTATCCTCTCTTACAACTCCTACAACCTATAAAAGCCGTGTTTCTGTGTTACAACAGGAATAGGAGGTGCTGTATGCCAGGGAAAAACGATTTATTGGGCCAACGCGCCGCCGCCTACCTCCGAAAGTCCCGCCTGGAGGAAGGCATGGAGACCGAGGAGGTCCTAAGCCGCCACAAGCAGGGCCTGATTGAATGCGCCGCCTACCACGGCTTGTCCATTGAGGAATACTACCCGGAGGTAGTCAGCGGGGAAAGCCTGTATGCCCGGCCGCAGATGCTTCGGCTGCTGGAGGACGTGGAAGCCGGGAAGTTCGACGCGGTACTCTGTATGGACCTGGACCGTCTGTCAAGAGGCCGCATGAAGGACCAGGGGATCATCCTGGACGCCTTCAAGGACAGCGGAACGCTGATCGTCACGCCGGATAAGGTCTACGACCTGGCGGACGAGATCGACGACGAGTTGGCGGAGTTCAAAACCTTCATGGCCCGGCGGGAGTACAAGATTATCACCAAGCGGATGCAGCGAGGGGTGAAGCGTTCCATCCAGGAAGGCTTTTATGTTTCGGAGCCGCCCTACGGCTACCAGCGAAAACTGGTGGACCGCCGCCCGACATTAGAAATCTACGAGCCGGAGGCTCGCTTCGTTCGTATGATGTATGCCCGCTACCTGGAGGGAGCCGGATGCACCACCATCGCCCGAGAGGTCAACGCCATGGGGGCCCGTCCCCATCGGGCCGACGCCTTTTCCCGCAGCAGCGTGGCCTTCATCCTCCGCAACCATACCTACACCGGAAAGATCGTATGGGACCGGAAGAAGCACATCAAAAAGAACACCAAAGGCAACGAGAAGCACATCGCCATCTACAACCCCCAGGAGCAGTGGACGGTGGTAGACGGCATCCACTCGCCCATCGTCAGCGAGGAAGATTTTAACGCGGTACAGGAAATCATGGCCGGGCGCTATCACGCAGGCTACAACGACGGGACGGTGCGCAATCCTCTCAGCGGTCTGATCTTCTGCGCCAACTGCGGACGGCACATGCAGCGGCAGAGCTTCCGGCGCTCTCGCAGCGATTATCTGCTCTGCGTCAAGGCTGGGTGTTGTGCGTCAGCACAGTTTGACCTGGTGGAAGAACGGGTGGTGCTGCACCTGCAGGACGTGCTGAAGCGGTTGGAGATGGAGCCGGAAACCAAGACTCCTGACTTGGCTCCGCTGGAAGAGGCGCTGGCGCTGCTCACCAAAGAGTTATCCACTGCCCAGCGTCAGAAAGACCGCCTGCACGAACTGCTGGAGATCGGGGAGTATGACCTGCCCACCTACCGGGAGCGGATGGACGTGGTGAAGAAAAAGCTGACCGACTTGGAGGCGCGTATCGAGGAAGCCAGGGATCGCCGGGACAAGGTCAAAGGCTACGACCCCAGTGTCCAGGCCCAGAAGATACGAAACGTCCTGGAAGCCTATCAGAGCAGCGACGCCGCTGGCAGGAATGCCTTGCTGCGCACTGTGATTTCCAAGATTATCTACAAAAAAGAGAAAAAAACCAAGCCCAACGACTTTTCTCTGTCCTTCGTCATGTCGGACTGATTTTTTTGAGACAGTTCCTATAGGATGGTAGCTGCTATTCAGTACAGCTCGCAACCTATAGGATTTTTACCCGCATGATCTACACTGCAAAGACAGTTGTATCGTTTTTCGATATTTCATATCAAATTCAAGCGCCTGTGTTCCAATTTCGATATACTGTATCGAAAAGGAGCTTGGCTATGGTTAGAATTTTATTGTCGGCCCGACTTGGCGAACGACGGCTGACACAAGCGGACCTGGCCCGCATGACGGGCATCCGTAAAAACACAATCAGCGAGTTATACAACGAGATCGCAACCCGGGTCAGCCTGGACCACTTGGACCTGATCTGCGAGGCCCTGGACTGTGATCTCACGGACTTGCTTGTGCGAGTCCCCAACAAGGAGCGCAGGGTAAAGACCCGCACAGGAGCACACCCGCCCGACCAGGGCATCCAATAACTAGCTCGGCTAAGGCCCGGACGTTTTCAGCGTCCGGGCTTTTTCATATTTCTGTCCCGTCCGGGAATTTGAAGCCAACCCTTGCAGTTGCACCAAGGGCCGCTCCGATTTTCCCCCATTCTTCCACAGTAAACTTTCCCGTGTTCAAGCGCTTATTGAGCAGTTGCGGGGACCACCCAAGGCGACGGGCTAACTCAGCGTTTGATATCCCGCAATACCCCGTGGCCATTTCAATAATTTGGCGTGCTGTCATGACTTCACCTCCTCATCTCAAAAGTATAAACTATATATTTTCAAAAGTCAAACAAAATGGTTCAAATTTACCCTCAAAAGTTAAAATAAAGGGTTGACATTATAAACTATATAGTTTATAATGTCATTGTAAGGCAGAGGAATCAAGCCTCTTATGAAGGGAGGGAGGATATGAACGAGATGACCAGCGCGGAGCTCAATCAATACTTGGAAAACATCGCCAAGCTGATTGAGATGAGCGTCGAAGATGCCAAGGCCGCTGAACAGGCTGCAAAAATCGTGCGTGACAGCAAGGTCAAGGCATAAAGAGAGGGCAGCGGCCCACTGACAATGACACCGCTGCCCAATGCAAATGGAGTGAGCCGGGAGCCTTACCCCGGCCACCTCCATGATAACAAGGTAAGGCAAAAAAATCAAGGAGGAACCCCCAATGATGATGCACGAATTTATCGAGCGCACCGGCTTTGAGCCTATGCCCCAGGAGTACGCCAAGATCGAAGAAGCCTACTACAACTTCGACGGCGACAAGGACGCCTTCTGCAAGGCTTTTGTCCAGCGCGACGGCGAGAAGCAAATCTACCAGGCCCGCGCTACCGAGATCGACCGCCTGAACAGCCGCATCCTGGAGCTGGACAGAGAAGCCAAGCGGGACGGCGAAAAGTACGAGGAACGGATTATCGCCCTCCAGGCTCAGCTGGACCGGGAACTGGAATGGAAGCCCTATGAGGATAGCCATAACATCACCCAGGCACAGTACACCAGCCTGGCCGAAAGCGTCCCAGGTGCTGCGCGCTACATGACCGACGAGGAAGCCCTGAACTGGGTCTGTAACGAGTTTGGCTTCGACCGCAGCAAGGTCACGATCCTGCATGAGATTGACGAGTACGAGATCAACCGGCATAACCGGCTCCGCCGGACCGGAAAGAAAATCGACCGCCGCCCTATCTACTGCGCCACGGATTACCACTACATCCGCTTTAGTGCAGGGCATGGGGAGTGGCAGTGGGAAGCCTGGAACGGCAAGATGCGGCCCTTCTACGACTGATAACAAGGCCCGCCCCGGAGGTTACGAGGGCAGAAAGGAAAAGACATGGCAAATGAGATTTTTAAGACTGACCGTTTCGCGGTCGAGGTTATTTCCGCGGGTGAGTTCCTGGACAATGTTTCCGGAAAGACCTATACGGTTCAGACCTTCACCATCCGCCTAAATCATGTGGCGCTTGAGGCGTGGATGGCCGCCACTGCCACAGACGACCGTGAGGACGACGAGACCTGGGCGGCCTGGCATCCAGGCGAGGACCGGCAAGCATATCGGGCCACGGTGGAAAATCGAAAGGCGGAATTTGACGCCCAGATCGCTGCCACGCTGCAAATCACTAGAGCGAATGCCTGCAGCTTCTCCATTGTCCAAGTCCTCTCTGAAATTTTCGCGGTTGCTTACATTTCTGCCGCGCACTAATCAATATAAAGCCCGCCCCGGAGGTCACGAAGGCAGAAAGGATTACGATATGAAAAAGATCAACATCACCTATCGCATGGAAAACGCCAGCGAGAGCGCCGAGAGCTGCATCACCCTCCCCATGGAGGACGCCGTGGCTGAGGACATCCTGGTCAACGAAGAGAACAGCCAGCATCTGAACCCGATGCTGAACGGCGAGGTCTACCGGCTCCTGCGGAGCCTGGCCGCCATTCAGGGCTATGAATATGTCAGGGCCTGCTGCCCCAGGGAGGTGCAATAAAGAAAAGCGCCCCCGGTACGGCAATACACCGTACCGGGGGCGCTCTGCGTCCTTACAGCAGGCCCTTTCGGCCCAGGACCGCCGCCAGCTCATCCCGGCGGACGTACCGCTCCGGGGCAGTTCCGTCCATGACACCAGCCTCAGCAGCCCGCTGCCAGTGGCCCTCCTTCCGGCTCCACTCCGGTTCCGGCAGGGCCTTAGCGTGAAGCTCCGCCTTCTGGGCCAGCTGATACGCCTGCTCCGGGGTCATCTGCTCGATCAATGCGTCGATATCCATGCTCTTGTCCTCCTGTCCGTTCTTCAGCCGTGCATTGACAGCGGCGGCGATCTGACCGTGACGCTGGTAGAGATAATCCCCTGGGCACGCCTTAGCGGCAAACCACCGATGCACCGTCATGTTCTGCTTGTCCACCTGCCCCACCAGGGTCTTATCTCCCCGCCACAGAAGCCGTGGGATTCCATTGCGCTGGCAAATATCCACCAGCAGGTCAATCAGGGCGTTGTAAGCTGCCGCTGTCACGGCGTAGGGATGCTTACTGTCGCTGGCTACCTCAATGGTCACAGCCCGGTGGTCGTTGGAAGCGTTGGAGCTGCACCAGGAGCGGTTTCCCTCGTCCACATAGAGGGCAATCCGTCCATCGGGCCCGATGCCATAGTTGCTGCTAGCTTTCCGCTTGGGGTCCGCAAAACCTGCCCCACAGCCCTCCACGCTCAGCGGCCCCGCCATGCAGTGGATGGTGATGGTGTCGATGGCGTGCCGCCGGGGGTGGGTGCAGTTGGGAGACAGCTTGGTGTAGCTGACTAATTTGCTGTTGCTCACCGAAGCCACCTCACCGGAAAAGGTCAGCCAGGGTACGCTGCTTGTCCATCATGTACGCCCGGCACAGCGCCTGCCAATCGTCTAGATCGGCGTGATAGCCGGTCAGCTGGGCCTCGTGGATAAACTTGGACGTACCTACGCCAACGTCGCAAGCATCCCTTTTGCAGATAGCCTGGATGGTTTTTCGGTTCTGATAGAACACATTTTCTTTCTTATTCACGAGAAAATCTCCTTCCTGTGTTACTCATGATCTCGCTCTTCCTGGTTGGCCTTAGCGTTCAGCACGTCGATAGCCTTTGTCAGCGCCGCCGGGATAGGCACCCCCATCAGCCCCGCGTTTTCCACGATGGAAATGGTCTCATTGGCCACGAAGGCAATCACCACCGCGTCCCGGATCACCGTCGTGCCAAGCATCAGATCCAGCCGATGGGCGATGATAACGATCAGCAGGGTCACGCCCTTTCGGCACAATCCCTTCCAGCCGACGCGGCTTTCCAGCGCACCTGTCTCTGTCTTGGTGCTGTGATGGAAGATCCCCGCCACCATGAG